GCGGAATCTCATAAAGAGAGCGCTATTCACCACACCACGATTCCGCACAGAGGCCGAGACTTTCCGTCACGCGATGTCGATTGCTAAAGAGCATCGAAAGGCAAAATTGTTGCCAATCATCGGACATGACGGTAAGATCCGCATCGCATCAATACATTCTGCACCAGTCGTCTGGGCCGCAAGAGCCATGACGAGTTTCCTAATGCCCCTATTAAAGGACATAAGTATAACTCGTGACATCTTGCGCGACCGGGAGATCACATTGACGGGTTACGGACAAGAACCAAAGATTCTTTACTCGGCAGATCTCTCTAAAGCCACAGATCCGATCAGTGTGGAGCTTTCCCGCTACGTCCTGAATGAAACGACCAAATTGATCGAACCACCAGAATGGTGGGAAGATGCCTTAGACGGCACCATCAACTCGCACATCATGTCCTGTCCCGACGGAAGCCAGTTCACATCAGTCTGCGGCGCCCTCATGGGTCTAGGACCCGGTTGGTTCGTCTTATGCATCCTTAATGCGTTCTGCGCTTGGCGCGCGGGAGCAGGACGTAAGTCACTCGCAATTTGCGGAGATGACCTGATCGGCTTGTGGACGAGAGAACAGGCGGATCGCTACGAGGCAAATCTGGAGCTACTAGGACTCAAGGCGAACACGTCAAAATCGTTCCGGAGTGAACATTCTGGCGTGTTTTGCGAACGATATGTCCGCAAATTGAGTCCCGACGTAGCCAGGTCCCAGAAGTGCCTACGACTCGGCGAAGCCGTTGCTGCTAAGGCCAGAGCCGGTGGAGGAGCTTTAGGTGTGATCGACACGCTCAAGTTCTCAACTAAAGGAGAGAAACTTCGTCGCGTCGCACAAATTGCCGCAGATAAGCTAGGTTTGAGAAACACTCAAATACCTGGCCCACTAGCCGAAGGCGGAAGCGGCTTCGGACGAGTTGACATGTCAACCGTCCTCAGCTACTTCCTCTTCGGTCCAGTGAGCCTCACCGTCGATACCTCTAAGAAGGAAACTAAGATGAAGCAGATCCGCAGCGAGCTCCGACACACGCCACTAGGAGGGAAGGGCGAGACAGTCGCGATAAGCGACGTACTCGTCGAGGCGAAGACCAATGAGAGGTTCGATTGCTTACGTCGAACATCAAAGGCTCCTCCGCCCCCGCAGAACCGGAAGATGCGGGATGTCCAAAAGGACTTACGCAAACGCGAAAGTACCATTAAGGACCTCTTCCGGACCGCGAAGGGCCGACCCCTCAAGGCGTTGGCTCTAGCACTCGATAAGAGACACTATGTGCTGAGTCGTCCACGACTCTTATGTAGCGTACGACGTTTCATTCGCCTCAAGCGTTTCGACTTGGCCCTATGGGCTTTGAAGAAATCTTGGGACGTCCACATCGACGTGACAACAGCACAAAGGCTCCTATCGGCAGTCCCGTCCTCCAAGAGAGTGATGGGGCTTAGGACGAACCTAAACCTACTCCCCCTTGGAGGGTGGAGTTCGAACACCGTAGCAAAATGATACGGG